ATGAGAACGGGAAGCTTGACAATGTGTCATTGCCTTCGTTCCTGAAGTACTTGGATGCGATGGGGATTAGTGCTGATCCTCCGGTGGCAATGAAGGCGGAGAAGACGCCGGCGACGCCGAAGGATCAGATCGCCGCAATGCGCAAGAAGTTGCAGGGCGCCGGATAGAATTAGAAGCGGCCCGAATAAGTGCGCCAACACTTACCGGGCCTAACCCAAACCTAAGTGAGTAGGAGGGCTGCGATGCAGTCTACGCGAACCTGTTCAGTCGATGGATGTGCCGGTGACGTTATCGCGCGCGGGTGGTGCAGCAAGCACTATCAGAAGTGGCGAAAGTACGGCGATCCGATGGAAGGCCGCGGTCAAGATTTTCGTAAGGCGGTTGATTTCGAGGACGGCACACGTCTTTGCAGTGGGTGCTACGAAAGACAGCCGCTCGAGGTATTCGACAAGGACCCAGGTGGCACACTTGGCAGAAAGTCTCGGTGCAAGGCTTGTAGGTCGGCTCAGATGAGAGCTTTGTACGCATCGAACCGCGAGGAGAAGCTTGCATCGGTTCGAGAGTATCGCAATGCGAATCGCGATGTTGTCCGCGAGTCTGACAGTCGTCGTTATGCCAGGCATCGCGAGAAACGAATTGCGCTTGCCACCGAGAGCGCGCATCTGCGCCGCTCTCGAATCTTGCAGAAAAGTAATGACCGGGGAATATCACGGCATTCACTGCGTAAGAGGCATGGCGATAATTGTTGCTATTGCGGCAGATCGATGTCTTTTAGGGCTGGCACGCGTGGCGTTTATAACCCTGGGCTGGCGACTATTGAACACATCGTTCCAATCAGCAAGGGCGGCTCTCACACATGGGGCAACGTGACACTGGCGTGCTGGGAATGCAATATTCGGCGCGGGAACAGGGATGCCCCTGCAACTTCAGGGGGTGCGCATGGCGGAGCCGACGCATGGCTTCACGGTGCCTCGGATTTGGACGAAGCCGCTTCGTGATCTGAACCGTTCGACCTCGCGTGGTTTCGAGGTGATCACGTTCGCCAAGGATGTTCTCGGCGTGACGTTGTTCCCGTGGCAAGAGTGGCTGCTCATCCACATGCTTGAGCTGAACGAGGACGGCACGCTGCGGTTTCCTCGCGTGCTGGTCATCGTTGGCCGACAGGCGGGCAAGACGTTGATGGCGGCGGTGCTCGCCGCGTTTTGGCTGTATGTCGATTCCGCGCGGTGGCCTGGGCAGCTTCGCGAAATGGACTTCACGATTGTTGGGTCTGCGCAGAAGCTCGACATTGCGATGAAGCCTTGGGAGAAGGTGCGCGCTTGGGCGTGCCCTGACGATCCGAAGGTGGGTGTGTTCCCTGAGCGGGTGCCGCTATTGCAGTCGGTGACGTATCCGCCGCGGATGATGTCGAGCGAGGTGTACATCCGCACGCATGGTGGTGCACGCTATCTGCCGCGCACGTTCAGCGCTGCTCGTGGCCAGTCTGCGGCTCGGTTGATTCTCGATGAGTTGCGGGAGCAGTACGACTTCACCGGATGGTCAGCGATTGAGAAGTCAGCGAATGCGATGTTTGATTCGCAGCTGGTGGCGTTCTCGAATGCTGGGACGGCGAAGTCGAAGGTGCTCGAGTCAGTGCGTTCGATCGCGCATCAAGGTGTGGATGACCCTGACACGGTGTGGTTTGTGGCGGAGTGGTCGGCGGAGCCGGATGCCGCGCTCGACGATCCGATTGCGTTTGCGCAGGCGAACCCGTCCGCCGGCTATTTGCCTGGGCAGACGATCCAGGGATTGATTTCGGCTGCTGCTGAGGCACCGGATGAGTCGGTTGAGCGCATCGAGGTACTCGGTCAGTGGATTACTGCTCAGACGCACCCGCTCATTCCTACTGGCGCGTGGCTCGATTGCACCGATGAGGGGTCGCAGATCATGCCAGGTAGTGAGATGGCGCTCGCGGTCGATGTCGACTGGGATCGTAAGTATGCGGCCGTAGCGGTTGCAGGCTGGCGGGCTGATGGTCTCCCTCACGTGGAGGCGATCGCGCATCGGGCCGGGATCATGTGGACGGTGCCGTTTATTCGTGAGGTCGCTGAAGCGCAGGGTATTCGCCGGGTTGCGGTGAGGTCTCGGGGTGCGGCGGCGTCCGAGCTCGTCGGGCCGCTCCGGGATGCTGGCCTCGAGGTTGTGGAGGTTGCGGGGCCGGCTGATGGTCAAGCGGCTGGGCAGCTTCGTGACGATGTTCTAGCGGGCAAGGTAAGGCATCGCGGGCAGCAGCCGGTGAATGATGCGTTTGCGGCGTGTGAGCCGTCGACCGTGGGCGGTGTTGAGGTGTTTGAGCGGCGTGGTGCCGCGCTCTCGACGTCGCCGGGTATCGCCTGCGCGTACGCGCTGTGGGCGTTACGGAATCAGAGCGGCGCTCCGCCGCTATCGGCGTACGAACCGGACGAGCCGGACGGTGAACCTGGCGTGCCGTGGTGGCGGAAGGGGTGAGCGTGAACATCATCGAACGATTCGGGCGTATGCTCTCGACTCGCACAGCAGGCAAGATTGAGGGAGTCTCGCCGTATGGGCAGCAGCTGCAGCTGGTGTCGTATATGCGCGGTGAGGGCGAAGTTGAGTCGGTCGGCTCATGGCCGGTGGCGCGCCTGTGGCGTACGCAACCGCATCTGCGCACGGTCGTGGATCTGATCTCGCAGCAGGTCGCTGCGCTCGGCCTTCACGTGTACCGATTCGATGGTGACGGTGGCCGTGAGCGGGTCCGCGACTCGGCGCTGCAGTCGCTGCTGGAGATGCCGAACCGGGAACAGACCGGCGTCGAGTTCATTTACTCGCTCGTGACGCAGCTGTCGCTTTATGACGATGCGTTCGTGTACGTCGCATTCAACGGTGACGGAAAGCTGCAGGCTCGGGTTGTGCCCGCGACGTGGGTGACGCTCGAGGTCAACGAGTCCAAGACCGAGGTGCTCGGCTACATCGTGAACGGTGTCCGGTTGAACCGGAACGACATCGTCCGATTCCCTGGCGGCACGCCGGATGAGCCGACGCAGTCGGCGTCGCCTGTGGAGACGCTGCGCACGATCCTCGACTCGGAGAACGCGACGCATGCGCGCCGCCGCAACATCCTCACTCGCGGGCCTCGCGTCGGTGGCGTGATCCAACGCCCGAAGGACGCGCCCCGCTGGACGGATGCGGCCCGTCGCACGTTCGACGAGACGTGGGAAGCGTTCCAGCCGGGCGGGGAACGCGCCGGTGACGCGGTGCTGCTCGAGGACGGCATGTCGTACACGGCTCCCGAGTTCGATGCGTCCGCGACTGGCTATAAGGACGGTTCCGTGCTGTCGCTGTCGACTGTCGCGCAGGTGTTCCATATCCATCCGGCGATCCTCGGCATCTCTGGTGCGGTCGGTTATCAGGGTGTGAAGGAGATCCGGCAGGCGCTCATCGGCGACTCGCTCGCGTGGACGTTGAAGCGTATCGAGGCACGGTTCACGCAGGTGTTCCTGCAGCTCGTTGGAGAGACCGGCATGTACGTCGAGTTCAATCGTGAGGCGCGCCTGCAGGGGTCGTTCGAGGAGCAGGCTGTGATCATCCGCCAGTCGGTCGGCGCTCCGTTCATGACCGTGAATGAGGCGCGGGCGATGCGGAACATGCCCGCGGTCGACGGCGGTGACGAACTCATCGTGCCGCTGAATGTCACGACCGAGGGTGGTTCGAACCGCTCCCCGGAGGATGACACCGCGCAGCAGGACGGCATGAAGCACCTCATTGACGGCGTCGTCTCACGGGCACGGAATGCGATCACCGCGAAGCGGGGTGCTGGCGACACCAGCATCGATTGGGCGCGCTGGACTCGCGAGCTTCTCGAGGATGCCGCCAAGTCGGGGGTCGAACTCGACGATGCCGCGATCGGTCGCGCGCTCGCGGAGATCGGGAGGCTGTGATGCAGGTAACTGTCGTGATGGGGCCGCCGGGTGCCGGGAAGTCCACGTATGTGCAGGAGCAGCGGAAGCCGGGCGACGCGGTCGTCGACTTCGATGTACTCGCGCAGGCGCTCGGCTCGCAGACAGCGCATGATGCGCCGCCGGCGGTCGCGAAGCTGACGTTCGCGGCCCGACAGGCGGCGATCGCGCGGGCACTCGACGGCCTGTCTGGTGCTGATGACGAGCTCCCGGCGGACGTGTGGGTTATCGCCTGGGATCTGAGCGAGGAAACCTACAAGCGCTGGGAGGGCCTCGGCGCCAACTTCGTGCTGCTCGATCCCGGTGAAGAAACCGTCATGGAGCGGCTCCGGGCTGAGGGGCGACCTCAATCATCCATCGATGCTGCGACCGACTGGTACGCGCGGCGAGCGAAAGGGCAGAGCATGCTGAAGTACAAGAGCGCCGCGATCGATCTCGGCGCTGCAGAGATCGACGACGGCCAGTTCATCGGCTACGCCTCGGTGTTCGGGAACGTGGACTCGTACGGCGATGTCGTCGTGAAGGGCGCGTTCGCCGAATCCCTCGCGGAGCACGGCGAGCAGGGCGCAGGCATCCCCTGCTATTGGTCGCACCGCATGGACGACCCGACGATGAACATCGGCTCCACAGTGTCGGCGATCGAGGACGAGCACGGACTCAAGGTGACCGTGCAGCTCGACACCGAGTCCGCCACGGGCGCATACGTGCACCGGCTGATCAAACAGGGCCGCGTGAAGCAGATGAGTTTCGCGTACGACATTCTCGACGCGGCCGAGGTCAAGGTCGACGGCGAGTGGGCGTACGAGCTGCGAAAGCTCAGGATTCACGAGGTGTCGGTCGTGCCGGTTGGCGCGAACCAGGCTACTGAACTGCTCGCCGTGAAGCGCGGCGAGCCCAAGACTTCCGTCGAACCGGCGGGGGATGACGAGCAAGACGACGTCGAGGAGCCCGCGGAGGAGCCGAACTCGGAGGAACCGGAAACGGTCAACGAGGAAGCCAACGCCGAGGCCAAGGCGAAGCGCGCTCGCGCACTCATCAAGATCGCCCTCACATCGGGGGCAACGAACCGAAAGGATTCGGAATGAATCTCAAGGCACAGCGCGAGGCCGCTCAGAAGGAGCTCCTCGCCATCAAGAGCAAGATCGACGACGGCACGGTGACGGACGACGACTACACGGCCGTCGACACGCTCACGAAGACCATCGAGGGGCTCGACGTGAAGATCGCTTCGGCGGCACGCATGGAGCAGTTCCTCGGCGCGAAGGCCCCCGAGCCGGACGCAGGCAAGAAAGCGCCGGCGTCGCTCGGCGACCACTTCATCGCGGAGTCGGGCGTGAAGTCGGGCCGCGCGCCCGGCCAGCGTGCGACGTTCGCTGCTCCCGAGATCGGCGTGAAGGCGGCGACAGACACCATCGTGTCGCCCGCCGGCGTGGAGCTTCGGGAGACCGCGACTGACGTCGACCTCACCGTCGTGCAGGCGCCGCGACGTACGTCGCTCGCCGACCTGTTCGGCTCCGGCAGCATCTCGGGCAACGCAATCCGCTACTTCATCGAGGGCGGTCTCGAGGGCACGTTCGGGACTGTGGGTGAGAACGGGCAGAAGCCGCAGTTCTCGGTGACGCACCCGACGCCGCAGATCGACGCACTCACGAAGATCGCCGGCTGGTACAACGAGTCGGACGAGATCCTCGAGGACTACGCGTGGCTCGCGTCGTCGATCAACAACCGCGCCCTGTACGAGCTCCTGCTCGTCGAGGAAGCGCAGCTGCTGAACGGCAACGGCACCGGCGCGAACCTGCGTGGTCTCCTCAACCGCACGGGCGTGCAGACCGCTACCGCAACGACCGCGACCCTCGCGGACGAACTGTTCAAGGCGCAGACCGCGGTGCAGACCGCGTCGGGTCTCACCGCAGACGCGGTGGTGCTCAACCCGGCCGACTACCAGGTGCTGCGCCTCGCGAAGGATGCGAACGGCCAGTACTACGGCGGCGGCATGTTCCAGGGCCAGTACGGCAACGGCACGCTCACCGAGCAGCCGCCCGTGTGGGGTCTGCGTACGGTCACGACGCCCGCGATTGCGCAGGGCACGGCCGTTGTGGGTGCGTTCCGTCAGGCCGCGACCATCTACCGCAAGGGCGGCGTGCGCGTCGAGGCGACGAACTCGCACGACGACGACTTCACGAACAACCGCATCACGGTGCGCATCGAGGAGCGTCTCGCGCTCGCCGTGCGTCGCCCGTCGGCGTTCGTGAAGGTCACGATCTCGGACGAGCCCGCCGAGGGCTAGCCGATCCAGGTGCTGTGGGCGGGTTTCGGCTCGCCCACAGCACCGTATCGAGGAGTGGTCATGAAGAACTACACGGTGATGGTGCGGGGTATCCCGCACCGCATGCAGCTGGACGAAGAGCACGCGAAGCGGCTCGGCGCGGTACCGATCGAGGAAGCCGTAGCGCATTCGGTCGCGTCGCCGAAGCCGGTGCGTAAGGGCCGGGCTCCAGCGAACAAGAACCGCACGGTGGCAGACAAGTAGGGGGCGCGGATCGTGGACTATGGCGACATGCTCACGGGCACTATCGATCCGATGGAGGCCGCTCAGGCCGCGATCCGCGACTACTGCGGCTGGCACGTCGCGCCGCAAGTGCGCGAGACCATGATTCGCGACGGTAACGGCAGGCACCTGCTGAAGTTGAAGACGATGCGGATCGTCGAACTGCATCAGGTGCTCGTTGACGGCCGCGACGTGACGGAGCGTGTGCGATGGTCTGAGGCCGGCATGCTCGAGGGCGTCCGGTTCCCGAACCGGTTCCGATCGGTCGAGATCGACCTCACTCATGGATTCGAGCCGGGCGAGGTCGGCGCGATCGCGGGTGTGCTGAGCCGGTCGGCGAAGCGGTTCGGCACAGACCCGACGTTGCGGTCGCAGGCGGTCGGTGGTGCGTCGGTGTCGTACCTCACGAGTGCCGGCGGTGGCGGTCTGTCGCATCTGCTCACTGCGGATGAGAAGGCAGACCTCGACGGCTACCGCCTCACTTGGGGGGTCTAATGGTCACGTATCTGCGCCCGACGAAGGCGCTTGATCCGTACTCGGGCCTACCGACCGGTCTCGATTGGATGAACCCGCAACGGGTCGATGCGCCGGCGGCGTTCATCCTCAACTCGAGCACGTCCGAGACGACCGACGGCCAGTCGGACAGTGCAACTGTCGGATGGGTGCTCTATATCCCCGAGGGGGAGGTTGAGCCGCATCCCGGCGACAAGGTCGAGCTCGACGGCGTCACGTTCGCGCAGAACGGTCGCCCGCTGCGGGAACGAAACCCGTTCACAGGGTGGGCGCCGTACGCGCAGGTCAGGCTCACGATGCAGGAGGGCGACTGATGGAGTTCAACGACGGGTTTTTCAAGGAGATCCTCGAGAGCGAGAAGGTCGGCGATCTGTGTGAGACGGCCGCGGATGCTGTGCATGGGATTGCGTACGCGAATGCGCCGGTCGAGTCTGGTGACTACCGCGACGGGTTGAAGGTGAAGCGGCAGCGCAGCGGAGACCGCGTTACCGCGCTTGTCGTCGGCGAGGACTGGAAAACTCTTCTCGTCGAGTCGCAGACCGGTAACCTCGCTCGCGCGGTGCGGGCGGTGAAGCGGCGATGATCGTCGTCCATTCTGACCTGGAGCAGTGGCTGTGCGGATGGTTGCGTGGCCGACTCCCGGCGTTCGGCATCAACCCGTCATGGGTGTCGAACGCGGAACGGTCGTCGACTGCCGGCGGCGCGCCAAACGCTCCTGGCGAGCTGCACATCATTATCCGAGTCGACGCCGGCCCAGAGGGCGACGTCGGCATGAAAGATTCCACGATCGGTGTGACCGTGATTGGCCCGAACCGTGCGGCATTGAAGCCGACCGGTGACGCCGCTCGCATGATCGTCGCACTGATTAAGGGCGAGACACCAGAAGCGGTGTCGCCCATCGCAAACGTACAGGTCACCAGCGGCCCGTACACTGTGCCGTCGAGTAACGACGAGGCCCGCTACTATGCGGTGCTCGAAGCGACCTCGGTCGGCACACAACACCAATAATCGGCCCCACGCGGGCTAAACGCCACCCACCCACGGGTGGCGTTTGTCGTTTCCACAGAAAGGGAAGCAAATGGCAGACGCACGGGGCCGTGATGTAAACGAGGCCCTCATCTACGTGACCGGGTTCGCGGGTATCGCGCCCGTCGAGCAGGAGAACGTGATCACTGCGGTGCAGCTCGGCGCCGACACTCTGACCGTACCCTCCGGCTTCAAGTACCTCGGTCTCCGCACCTCGGATGGCGGGCCGGAGCAGTCGCGAGAGGCGGGCGACGCGATCGAGTTCCTCGAGGATGGGTTCTCCATCAACGCGGACGGTTCGATCACGGTCGCGATGACGCTCGCGCAGTACAACGAGATCACCCGAGAACTCTCCCTCGGCAGCGCGCCCGACGCGAACGGTGTCATCAAGGTCAAGGACACCACGAACTCGAACCAGTACATCGTGCTGCTCGAGTCGGTGTACAAGTCCGGTGCGATCAAGCGTGAGCACGGTGTCGTCCGGGTCTCCGAGATCTCGAATGGCAAGGACGAGCGAGGCACAGTGAACGGCATCGCCGTCACGTTCCAGTGGGTTCGCCATGAGCTGTTCGACAACTCCTACTACTGGGAGGCGTACGTCGAGGGCGAGACGACGGAGCCTGTCGAGCCGTAGCAGTACCGGCGCGGTCGGGAACGCTTCGGGGTCGTGCCCGGCCGCGCCTTTAACCCCGCAACCCCGTCACCCTGAAAGGAAACCGTTATGGCTACTCGCAAGAATGCGCCTGCCGCCGCCGAGTTCGACGACTGGTCGGACGAGCGCGAGGCTGAGGTACTCGAATCCATCGCAGAGCAGACGCGCGTCAAGCATGTCATCACCGCGGAGAAGCAGTTCTACGGCCGATTCGTTGACGGTGAGATCATCGGCCCGATCCCGTTGAAGCTGTCGCTCGCGACGCTCGAGGCACTCGACGAAGCGGGTGAGGCGCCCGTCGACCAGATGTCCACGCTGTTCACTCTGCTCGGCATGGAGACTGAGGCAGAGTCGGTTCGGGAGCGAGACCTCGCTGAGGTGATGAGTCTCGCGGAGAAGTATTTCGGTGCGCTCAACAAGCTTACGAACGTGGTGGTCGGCTCGGGGAAATAGCGTTCGTCGCCCAGGTCATGCACGACTATCCGGACGAGCTCGCAGTGACGCTGCGGGGCGAGTTCGGGGTGTCGGTCTATGACGTGGGCGACGCCGTCTCCCCAGGTGAGGCGTTCTCGCTCATCAAGGTCGCCTATCAGGACCCGTCGACGCGGCTCGGCGCCGCGGTGCAGAAGTGGGAGTATCCCGCCTCAATGGTTGACCTCGTGCAGATCGCCGCAGCGACCGGAGACAAGAGCGACGAAGTCCTGCCGTGGAGCGCACGCCAGCGACTTGATGAGTTGGCGGACCGCAAGGTCACTGAATCCGATGTGGAGGCGGGCCGGGCACGGCTCGCGCAGGTATCAGCG